ATGAATGTATTAGGGTCTGTGTTCGCCTCGGTGGTCGAGGCGCTGAAAATGCCCATGAGCATTTACGGCTTTACCTTGTCATGGTTCGGCATCATGGTATTTTCCATGGTGGGCGGCCTGATTGGATTTTTTGTAAGGGGGTTGTTCCCAAGTGACTGAGGTCATTACGATTGTAGATATATACCAACTCTTGCAACAGATTTTCGGCGTGATTGAGGATGTGAAGGGGTTGTTGCCCGCGCCCGGCCCGGTTGAAGGCTGGTGGGCGGTGCCTTTCACGGAATACAGCGTGACGGAAGGTTTGCTGTTTATGCTGGTGTGCGGCCTGTTCGCCGGGGCCATATTCAAAATTGCTTGGAGGTGTTTTACATGGTAACTGTTGTTACTGATTTCTTGGGCCTGTTGCCCATTGAGGAAGCAACGAGCATGGGTATGCTTTTGCCGTACATGGTGACAACTGGAATATCTGTCATTATGGCCGGGATGGTCTTTAAGGGCTTGGTGGAGCTGGTGCGCATCTTTACGCCGGGGCGGTGGGTATGATGACGATATCCGAGCGTGAAGGCGTTGAGGAATTGATACTGGCCGTACTTGATGCTTACCCGGCCCTGTTGGATATGATACGCGAATTGCTTCGCCTTGAAGCTGTTGAGCGTGATTATATTGCGCTGTGTGAGGGATTGGGGAGGCCTGTTTAATGCAAATATTAATCGCTATCGGTGCCGTGCTCGCCTTGATTTTCTTTCCTACCCTGCGCTGTGCGCTGGCAAATATTCCATGGGTGGTGCAATACTGCATCCGGGATGCCATCACATACATAAAGCGCAAGGGCTGGAATGCCTGTCGTACCGGCGAGCTCGTGGCGTATACCGGGCTTTTTGGCAAAGGTAAGACCCTTTCCGCTGTCCATCGTGTAGTGACGGCTTACAGGCGTTTTGACGGCCTCCCGGTGTGGTGCAATCGCCGAAAGAAGATGGTGACCCAGCGCGTCAAGGTTATTTCCAACGTACAGCTTAATATCCCCTATGAAGAGTTTGTGGGCCTCCTCCAGCTGGTGGAGGTGCAAAAAATATTTGAGACCTATGACGATGAAAACGACACTTTGACTTGTACTCTTGTCCTCGGTGATGAGTTCTCGGTTCAGATGAACAGCCGGAAGTTCAAGGAAAATATCGACCCGCTGGTACTTAATTCGATTCTTACTTGTCGGCATCACTCCATGAGCATCTTCTACACTTCTCAGCGGTTTGGCCATGTTGACGCGCTTTTGCGTCAGGTAACTGCCTATGTGGTGGAGTGTGACAAGCTGTGGCGCTTTCAGCGGCAAAGTATCTTTGATGCGTGGGACATGGAGAACGCCACGACCTCGGCGGCAATCCGTCCCCTGCGGCGCTCGTGCTGGTTCGTGAAGGATTCCGATTACAACGCCTATGACACATTCGCCACGGTGGGTAATCTGGTTAAGGCGGTAAAGGATGGGGACATGCTGACCGAGGCCGAAATACTCGCGCTTCAGCGAGGGCCTGAACCGAACATGGAAGCGGTGGGCCGTCCGTCCCGGCGTTGGCTGAAAAGGAAGGGAGGAAAGAGATGATGGAAGTTCTTGCGGTCTATCTGATTACGTTCTGCCTTACCTCTATCCCGGTGGGCATTGGATACGCCATCTACAAGCGCATCCGAGCAGGGAAGGGGTAGAACCAAAAGAGCACCCTTGCGGGTGCTCTCCGGCGTGATTATCAAACGTCGAAAAGGTAATACGTATGGCTGCAGGTGGATGTATTACGAAATGCCATGGCAAATGGTATTACGTATTTCGCCCGGCGTGTCTCTCGGCCTCGTTTTTGCCCATGAGAAAATTGGTATGTGCGTCTATGATGATATTTTCTAGCTCTCGGCTAAGGCTTGGGGATTGGTAGAAGAGGCGGTGCGCCTCGGCCATGACGGTCAGTGCGGTGTGTGCCTCCGGCGTTAAGCGGAAGCTGTAGACATTCTTGTTGGATTTCCGAGCCATGATTAAACCCCCTCGTTAAGCAGTGCGGCCAGCTCCCTAACCCTGTTGGTGCTCATGCCGTAGCCGTTCCAGACCAGTAGCCAAGCGGTGATTTCCTCTGCGGAATACTCTAGGTTGCGGTTGTTGTTCTCGGCGTAGTCCTCAAGGGCTTCGCGGTCTCTGGCGCTTACGGTCTCAATCCAGGCTTGCAGTGTCTTCATCATCGTCTGCCTCCATTATGTGTAGTGGGCCGGCCGTGCCGGCCATTCGGCCTGGGGCCGAAATTGTACCTACAACACGTGTATTTTTCGGAGTGATGCCAAGGGCGAAGCGCGAAGCGGCATAAAGTTTTTAGCCGCTCGGCCCGTTTGGCCGTGTGGCGTTAAGAAAAGTTTATGACCCTTGGCAGTAGCGTAGAAAAATGCAACGCGCCAGCGGCTGACCCTTGGCCCTTGCCCTTGCCCCAAGCAGGCGCCGAGAATCGGCGCCCGTGGGGAGGCGCGGGGCTCCGGCTTGCCGGTGCCCGCGCCGCCCGGAAGATGCAGAATCCATGCACAAACCGCATAAACATACAAGAATCATCATCAGGGAAGAGGAGGTGAAAAAAAGATAACATGGCCCGCCTTTCTAACTAGGGGCCATGTTATGTACATTTGTACACCAAGAAGAGGTATCAGGAAAGTGGTACACTGATGAACATTGAATATTCTTTGGATAAATTGGTTATGGACATCAAGGTTAAAAATGAAGTCATGGGCCGATTGCATGATATGTTTGAACGTGGCATAGTGGCCGATACTGAGAAGCGGCAGTATTACAAGCGAGGTCTTTTCAAGTATGGCTATTCTGTTAAGCTCGAAACTGATAACTCCTTTTGGGTCGGCCTCATGCAAAACGGCGAAACGCCCAACGACCATTACACGAAGTGTCGTATTGAGTTCAACCCAAACAAGGTGGCCGTGCATCCTGTGTTTGAATACATCCGTTCAATGATGCTTTCATTCTGTCATACGGTGGAATACAAGCGCTTTGATGTGGCCATTGACATTCCACTCGACAGAAGGGATATATTTCTACAAAAAGACCAGCGGCGCTACTCCTGCGTGATGTACAGTCAAGCAGACAAAACGGAGTATTTAGGTGTTCGCGGTAATCATGGAAACGTAAAGCTTTACAACAAGCAGATGGAATCAAATCTAGATTACCCATTAACCCGGCTGGAAATTACGTTAAAGTATGACCAATCTGGCGTGACGGATTTTCTTGGCGTGTTCCCGGTGGTGCGTTATGTTAACTCGGGCCAGCTGTCGCTTGATGATATGATTATGAGCGATACAGACCGCTATATCGTATCAAAAATACTGGATAATCCAACGGAAGTTAATCAGCTGTCAAGAAAAACGCGCAAAAAAATTGAGAGTATCATTGTGCGATACTCTCAAATTCTCGGGCCGGACGCTGAATCTTACATGAGCATTTTAACTCAAATCCTCGAATATGGCAAGAGTAAAATTGGTGCTGTCGCGGATTACCGAAAATATGTTCGTGAAAAGCTGAACGCACCCGAGACTAAAAAGCCGCCCAAGCGCGGCAAGTGGGAGTTTAACCCGGATGATTTTGAAGAGTTTGAGGAGGGTTTACCATGGGGATGATATTCCCGAAAAAGCACTGTAGTATCTGCAAATACTCAACAGTTCATGACAGGGATGAAAAATGGTGGATAAAGTGTGTTTTATTCGGCTGTCTGCCATGGCGTGATGAAATGTACTGTCCGTATTACAAAATCTTCGTGGAGGTGCTTTGATGCTGTGTCTTAGGTGCGGTCATGCCTGTGACGGCTATTGCGGGTACGTGCTGGAAGATGTGTGGAATCTTGACTACTGTCCCGGATTCTGTTACCATGGTGATACAAGGCCGGAATGCTAACAAAACGTCTCTTTAGTATAGCTGGGCTAAGCGGAACCTTGAGAAGTTCGGCAGGGCCGAAGCGATACCGTGGAGCAGGGGGAGAGCAGGCCCTGCCGAACGGAAGAGCAGTTATACTAAAGGAAATTACGTTTTGATACATTCCGGCCCGGAAGAAAATGTAAATTACTGCGACCGATGACAATAAAATTAATAAAAAGGGAAGTGGATTTAATCCACTTCCTTTTTTTTATTTGCCTCTAATCTCGAGGTACTTTTTAAGCATGAATCTGATTTGTTCTGACCTGTTGCGTTCATCTTCTTTTGCTGTTAGGTCAATTAATTTTAGAAGCTCCTCGTCAAGCTTTAGACTGATTGTTACTAGTGTGCTCATGATAATCCCTCCTGATGGGTATTATCGTGTAATGCGGTAAAAAAGTAAAGGTGCGAAATATTACACTTGACAGATGTGGTAATACCGTGTAATATCATGAGTATTACCGGGTATGACCCGAAAATATTTTTTAGGAGGCGTAACCATGAATCAGATTAACGCAAAAGTTCTGGTCTTAGGTAAACAGCGCTGGGCCATGACAGACGAAAGTACCGGGGAGCTTCGGCGCGGCTGCACTGTCCGCTATATCGAGGGTCTCGACACTCCCACGAAGGAAGATAATTTCGAGGGCGTGAAGGTGGCCAAGGTGTCCTTTGACTTCGACACTTATGTCCTGATGGGTGTTCTCCCCGGCTGGTACAATATCGGTTTCTCTGTGGATGTCCGGGCCGACAAGCCCACGCTAAAGGCATTGTCTATCGAGTTCGTTGAGCCTTTCGCGGCTCGGGGTAAGTAGCTATGAAATTGACGGAATGGGAATATCATTACTTGACCAGATATATTAGGCTGCGCCTCGGCGATGCTGTGCCGGAAGAGTTTAGGGGGATGTATTCCGCTGAGCATTTGGCTTATCTTGATGAAAACTATGCTTTGAAGTCTCGGCTTTATACGAAGTTGGTCGCGGCTCATGATGAGTTAGTCCAAGAATAATACGGTTTCAAGGCTTCCGGGGCCTGAAATAAATAAATACGATGGAAGGGAGATTCAATGACAGCTATTATCGCGGGTATTACCGATGTTGTTTCTGTGCTTGGCACGGCGTTCACGGCTATGACCTCCAACGATTTGCTTGTGTTTTTCATCTCCGCAAGCGTGTTGGGTGTCGGTATCGGGGTCTTTAAACGGCTCCGGCGTGCGGCTCACTAGGGAAGGAGGGTAGCAGGTAATGAGTGATATTATCACCGGGATTGCCGATGTTGTGTCTGTGCTGGGTTCGGCCTTTGGCGCATTGACCGCAAATCCCCTGCTTGTGTTCTTCATTTCCGCTAGCGTGCTCGGCGTTGGCATCGGGGTTTTTAAACGGCTCCGGCGTGCGGCCCATTAGGGCTAATTATGGGGGGGCCTCCGGGCTCCCTCATTTTTTTATCAAATTATGAAAGGGGATTATATGAATTTTGTACCTTACTGTTTGGGTATGTTTTGGAATATCGCTAGTGACCTTACTGGCAACGTTATATTTCGCTGGCCGTTGCTGGTGCTGGCTCTATCCGCCGTATTCGCGCTTTTCAGACGATTTAAGAGGGCTGGAGGGGTTGGAGTATGACTAAGCGCTTAACGGCTGTTGTGTTGGCTGTGTGCCTCATTACGGCCATGCTCCCGGTACAAGCTTCGGCTTCCGGTGCTGTTGGCTGGCCTCATGAGTGGGTGGCCTCAACCTTTTGGGAGCTCAATGAGTGGATGGCACACGGTGCTGGCTCCGCCCTCAACCGCTGGTGGGAATCCGGGCCGATGGCCTTTTGGGATGGTCTGACCGGCGGCAAGGAGCAAGCCGAACGGGATTTTGTGAGCAATGTTCAAGATGAGCTCGGCACGGTGGTTGTTGGGAAGAATGGGTATTTTATACCGATTGGAATATGGGTGCGTGATTATTACTTTGGTAATGGCCTCCATGATGCGACGTGGCCTGAGTACAGTAGCGGCACTCGGTTGATGAATGGTAGTGTAATCCGATTCAATGCGGGTTTTCAGCCTGTTAATGTCGATGGTGCTCGTGTTCCGTCTGCGGGTTATATTACTCCGGTTATAGATGTGCGTGGAATGAACACAAGCGTTGCGCGGGTTGAAGTGGATTTTAGTAGTGTTAGTGGTCGTGTATCTAGTGATGGGGTCATGCCGAGAACGGCTGTTGGCGCTAACGCATCAATTGGGTTTTACGGTAATGGGACATATATTGAAATGATGGGGCCAAATGGACAGTTAGCTACAATGTTTCTTCGGCTGGCTGTATTCTATGAACCCTACAATTACGTTCCCGGCGATTTCACTCAAGTTATCGG